TCAGGATGGCAACCGGGATGCCCGTGGTGGTGAACAGGTTCGCGGGCAGGCCGATGACCGCGTCGAGCAGGTTTTCCTCGATCAGCTGCTGGCGGATGCGCCCTTCGGCCCCGCCCCGGAACAGCACGCCATGCGGCACGATCACCGCCACGCGGCCGGACTGGCGCCTGGCGATCTCGATCATGTGGGTGATGAAGGCATAGTCGCCCTTGGACTTCGGCGGCACGCCGCGCCAGAAGCGCCTGTAAGGGTCGGTCGCGGCATTCTCGGCCCCCCATTTGTCAAGGCTGAAGGGCGGATTTGCGAGCACCACGTCGAAGCGCATCAGGTGGTCGCCCTCGACCAGCGCGGGGCTGTTGAGCGTGTCGCACCATTCGATGCGGGCGGCGTCCCTGGCGTGCAGGAACATGTTCATCCGGGCCAGCGCCCAGGTCGCCCCGTTCACCTCCTGCCCGTAGAGGGCGAAGTTCTCGGACCCGACCTCCTGCGCGGCCTGGATCAGCAGCGAGCCCGACCCGCAGGCGGGGTCGCAGATCGTATTGCCGGGCTGCGGGGCGGCCAGCTTGGCGAGCAGGCGCGACACGGCGGTCGGCGTGTAGAACTCGCCCGCCTTCTTCCCGGCGTCCGAGGCGAAGCGCGAAATCAGGTAGATGTAGCATTCGCCGATGATGTCTTCGGTCACCCGCGACGGGCGCAGGTCGAGCGCGGGCTTGGCGAAGTCCTCAAGCAGGTTCTTGAGGCGGCGGTTGCGATCCTTCGGGCGGCCGAGGTTGGCCTCGGAGTTGAAGTCGATGTTGCGGAAGACGCCATCGAGCTTCGCGCGGTTCGCGTCCTCGATCTTCTCCAGCGCGATGTTGATGAGCTCGCCGATGTTGGCTTCGTTCCGCTGCGCGTAGAGATCGTAGAAGCTGGCGCCCTCGGGCAGGATGAAGCGTTCGCGCTCGAGGCGGCGGCGAATGCGGGCCTCGTCGTCGCCATACTGCTTGCGGTAGGTCTCGAGGTGGTCGTTCCAGAGGTCGGAGATGTACTTCAGGAACAACATCACGAGGATGTAGTCCTTGTACTGGCCGGCATCGACGACGCCGCGAAAGGTGTCGCAGGCCGCCCAGGCGGTCTGGTTGATCTGCTGTTGGGTGATCTGATCGGTCATCAGGCAATGTCCTTCTGGTCGGCGGCCTTTGCGGCCTCGCCGAGAATGGCGCTTACGAGTTCTTCGCGGCGAGCGGCGAGTTCACGCAGCAGCCGCCCCTCCTGCCGGGCGAGGGCATCGAGTTCGACGATACGTTTCTGCGTGGGCAGGTCGGGCACGGCAATCTCGAGGTTCTCGAGGACCGCCATCGGGATCATCCTGAGGCTTGTGCCCTGCGCTTCCGCGCACAGCCTGCGCTGCGCATCGGGCTGGTTTATGGCCCATGCCAGGTATTCGGGGAGAACTCGGTTCCTGTCGGGGCGAACGATCACCAACGGGACGATGACCACGACGGGCTCCGGCAGCGAAGCGGGAATGGCCGCCGCGGCGTTCGGCTCGCCACGCGATCGAAAGACGACCTCGCCGCCGCGGACGAAGTATCGGTCGGACAGGTTGTCCAGGTCGTACCTCTGGAAGTCCGGTCCTGGCGCTTCGCCGTTCGTTCCGACGTCACGCAGCTGAAGCGCCGGCACGCCACCCTCCGACAGCGGATCGAGCCTGCCGCGCGCCGTGTAGCCGGAGTGAATGTCCGAGAGCTCTGCGAGCCGCATAAAAGAATCCTCTGTAAGACGATTTACAGAGATCTAGGAGAGACCGTCCCTCGAGTCAAGCCTTCAAAGCGCAGTTTTTATCCTACAGAGAAAAATGCAGTGACTGATGCTGCCATGTGAGCGGGAACGGCTCCAGCACCTGCGCGAGCGTCAGCTCCGGCCCCTGCTTCCCGTCCAGGATGCCCTCGATGATCTCTGGCGCGAGCAGCGTCAGCCGCAGGACGCGCGTCATGTAGGACGGTGCGATTCCTTCGCGCTCGGCCAGTTCGGCGATGGTGGCGAACGCGCCCGAGTCGAGCATCCGCTTCCAGCGGAAGGCGCGGGCCAGCGCCTTGACCAGCGTGTGGTCGGTCCGGCGCGAGTGCGTGGCGCCTTCGGGCAAATGCATCTCTTTCCGCCCGCCGCGTTTGATGATGCGGAAGGGGACGTGAAGCGTGACGGTCTCGAGGATCGGCGACGCGCGGGTCATGCGGCTGCTCCGATGCTGCCCGACAGCATCTCTTGCGCGAGGCTGCCAAGGCCGTCCACTCGCAGGCGGAGGTTGAGCCCTTCGGTGCCTATCTCCACCCGTTCAACCAGCAGCGCCACGATGCGCGCCTGCTCGGCGGGGAAGAGTTCGTCCCACAGCGGGTCGAGTTGCTGCAGGGCCGCGCGGGCGTCGGTTTCGGTTATGTCGTCGGCGTGGTCGCGCGCCGCCTTCCACGTCCCTGCCACGATCTCGGGCTGGCGGAACACGGCGCGGACCTGGTCGATGACGGCGGCCTCGATCTCGCCTGCGGGCACGCGGCCGACCGGGCACGCCCCGGCGCCATGCTTCAGCACGGTTTGACTCACATAGTAGCGGTACAGCCGGTCGCCCTTGCGGGTGTGGGTCGGCGAGAAGGCCGCACCGTCCGGACCGAACAGCAGTCCCTTCAGCAGCGCGGGCGTGTCGGCGCGGGTGCGGGCCGCGCGCTTGCGCGGGCTTTCCTGCAGGATGGCGTGAACCTTGTCCCACATCTTGCGCTCGATGATGGCATCGTGTTCGCCGGGGTAGCAGTCGCCCTTGTGGACCGCCTCGCCGATGTAGGCGCGGTTGCTGAGCATACGGTAGATATATTTCTTGTCGACCCGGTTGCCGCGCGGCGTGCGGATGCCGCGTGCTCCGACCTCGCGCGCCAGTTCGGTGCCCGACCCGATCTCGAGGAAGCGGGCGAAGATCCAGCGCACATGCGCGGCGGTGTCCTCGTCGACCACCAGCTTCCGGTTTTCCACCCGGTAGCCGAAGGGCGGCACCCCGCCCATCCACATCCCCTTCTTGCGGCTGGCGGCGACCTTGTCGCGGATGCGCTCGGCCGTCACCTCGCGCTCGAACTGGGCGAAGCTGAGCAGGATGTTCAGCGTCAGCCGGCCCATGGACGTGGTCGTGTTGAACGACTGCGTCACCGAGACGAAGGTCACGCCGTTGCGGTCGAACACCTCGACCAGCTTGGCGAAGTCGGCCAGCGACCGGCTGAGGCGGTCGATCTTGTAGACGACGACCACGTCCACCAGCCCGTCCTCTATGTCCTCCAGCAGCCGCTTCAGGCCGGGGCGTTCCAGCGTCCCGCCGGAGATGCCGCCGTCGTCATACTGATCGCGGACCAGCACCCAGCCCTCGGAGCGCTGGCTGGCGATATAGGATTCACACGCCTCGCGCTGGGCGTGGAGCGAGTTGAACTCCTGCTCCAGGCCTTCCTCGGAGGATTTCCGGGTGTAGACCGCGCAGCGCAGCTTGCGGACGACCTTCGATTTTTCGGGCGGCTTCGTCATGTCCGCCCCCTGTGGTTCTTGAGCCCGAAGAAGACCCCCCCGTTCCAGCGCGTACCGGTGATGGCCCGCGCGATGGCCGACAGCGACTTGTAGGGCCGCCCCTGCAACTCGAAGCCGTCGGCGGTGACGGTGACCACCTGCTCGACGCCCTGCCACTCCCGCAGCAGCCGCGTGCCCGTGATGGGGCGGTCGCGGTCGAGGCGCATGCCGCGCTTCTTCTTGTCGCCGCCGTCGAGTTCCTCGCCAAGCCGTTCCAGCCGCCGGACTGTCTCGGGCTTCAACCCGCCATAGGCAAGTTCCTGGATGCGGTAGGCGATGCGGCTTTCGAGATAGCGGCGGTTGAACGGCGGCGGCTCGCTGTCGAACAGATCGCGCCACTGCTTCTTCAGGTCTGGTGTCGGGGTCGTCTTCAGCGCGGCCAGGCGCGCGGGGATGGGGTCGTGCGTCGTCATGCGGTCTCCGTTGGGTTCCGGGTTGCATGACGGCATCGGTCGGCCGAATAGTGTAGGCGAATTTCTCCAGTTTTGTCATAAGGTTCGCCCCGCTCGCGCTGCATGAGCCTCACCAGCCCGAGAGCGAGCAAGGCGCACAGTTCGGTGCGGCGCTCCGTGGGGGTCATCTGATCCGGTGGCAGTGGATTGGGGCGACGGATGGGACCGGGATCGAACATCATGATCCATCGGTGCAGGAATGCGTCGATGACCGCGACCTTGGAACGGGTCATCCCGTGCCCGGCCGGAATGGGTGAACCCCTTCGGTGTTGCAACATCGGAATGGGTTGAGGGGGCAGGGCGTTCCCATTATGTTCGTCCTGTCCCCAATCGATTCACGAGGCCGCCCATGTCGCTGCAATCGCTCGACCGTACCCAATGGAGTTTTGCAGAGGCGCTGGCCCATGTGCAGAAGCTGACGGTCGCCCGGCGCGCGGTGGAAGCGGCAAAGCTGCCGCCGAAACCCGTGTCGGAATACCAGCACTGGAACCGGCCGCAGGACCCGACGATCGCGTGGAAGGCGGAGGCGGAGACCGAGTTGCTCGTCGCGCTGCGAGACGGGGATCTTCTGGCGCAGGGACGTTACACCGAGGAGCGGACCCATGGCTGGGGCAACGGCGGCAGCAGCAGCGGCTTCGGTCTGCACTCGGGCTATCACACCAGCATCCGCCCGGAGCAGTGGCGCGAGGGGAAGTATTCGTTCGGTCGTCTGACCGCGCGGGATTGGGAATTTATCGACATCCGAGTGGCGCGGTTTCTCGTGAAGGCGATCTGGCCGGATTACATGCCGGAGCCCGTGCGGCCCACACAGGGCGCGGCGGATGCGATCTACAGCACGCCCTATCTCGACCTGATGCAGGCGGCGATTGCACATTTCGGGATCACGGCCGAGGACCAGGGCAAGAAGGACTGCCTCGTCGACTGGTTTCTCGAGCAGCAGATCGAGGGTGAGCCGGTGTCGAACAAGCTCGCCGATGCCATGGCCACGCTGATCCGGCTGCCGTCGGCACAGCGCGGCGGCGCCAAGCGGGTGCTGGGGCCCGATCTGCGGCAGACCGGCTGACGCGCGGGATCCCCGCTGGTCGACAATAGCCCTTCATTGGCATATATTGCCAATGCGCCTGAGGGAGATACCGATGCCGACCCGCAATGTCGTCCTGACCGACAGCCAGACCGACCTGATCGAGCGGCTGATCGCCGATGGTCGCTACCAGAATGCCTCGGAGGCGCTCCGCGCCGGCCTACGCCTGCTCGAGCGTGAGGAGGCCGAGATGACCGACTTGCGCGCGCGGCTCGCGGCAGGGCTCGAGGAGGCGCGATCGGGTGCGCTCGCCGAAGGCTCTGGTGAGGACGCGATCCGCAGGGCATTCGCCGCCGCACGCACCGCGTCCTGATGCCGAAGCCATGGCGGCTGACGCGGCAGGCGGAACGCGCGCTCGTCGAGATCGCCCGCTGGACGCTGGAGACCTCGGGCCGCGCCAGGCCGAGGCCTACGAGGCCGACCTCATGGCGCGCTGCGCCGCCATCGCCGCGGGAGAAGCGCCGTCCCACGACTGTCGCCGCCTGATCGATCCCGCCCTGCCGGAGGACCTGCGCTTCACGCGGGCGGGGCAGCATTTCATCGTGTTCGTCGAGATGCCGGACCAGGTGATCGTGGTGGACGTGCTCCACAGCCGGACGGACCTGCCGCGCCGACTGGCCGCCTTGGGTCCGCCAAAGGATCCTGAACAACACTGACAATGGCCAGTTCCGAGGGGTGAGCCCACGGCGTCGGCATCCTGATCGAGGGGTGAACCGTTCACCCTGTTCGCGCGGACGAGGGGTCACCCCTCTGGTCGGCCGCGGCCGCTGAGGACGCTCCACAGGGGTCGTTGAGCCCGTTGGGGTCCACCCATGAACTGAAGTGATTTCAGAACCTTGCCGGAAGGGGTCACCCCTTTCCGGAGCGATGGCCTGTCGCCGGGCAGACCGGTTCCGACGTCGCGAGAGTGGTCTGATGCACGGCAGAACCGGGGGCAACGACGCCCCTATCCGGTTCCACAGCACCCGTGTCCGCCCGTCCTCGCCAAACCTTGCACCATGCCGCCGCGGCTCCTTTGCCGACCGGTGTGCATGCGCCCGTTCCGCGGGGGCGGCGATGAGCGGGCGGGACTGGCGGGCCTTCGACGCGGAGCTGCGCGCCCGCGTGCCTGAGCTGGCCGTCGAACTGTTGGGCAAGCCGACCCTCCGCGCGGGCCGGGAATGGCGCTGGGGCCGCAAGGGCAGCCTCTCGGTCGTGGTCGGCGGCACGCGGGCGGGAATGTGGTTCGACCACGAGGCAGGCCGGGGCGGCTGGTTCCCGGACCTCGTAGGCCGCGACCTCGGCATGGCACGCGAGGATGCAACCGACTGGATCGCGGACCGGATAGGCATGGCGGCGCATCCCCGGCCGGCCCGTCAGCGGTCGACACCGGGAGCAACGCCCGCGAACGATCCAGACGAGCCGCTAACGGCACCGGCCACGGCGCCGCCTGTGAGCAAGCCCGATGACGATGCCGGGCCCGCGCCAAACCGGGCGAACGAGGCTGCCGAGCGCGCTGCCCGCATCTGGACCAGCACCCGTTCCGCCCCGAAGGACCATTCCTACCTCGTCGCCAAGCGGGCAAGGCCGCTCGCCCTGCGCGTGGACGCGAGGCACCGACTCGTCGTGCCGCTGCAGGACATCGACGGCCGTATCCACAGCGTGGAGTTCATCGCGCCCGACGGGGCAAAGCGCTTCCTGGCCGGCGGTGCCAAGAAGGGCCACTTCACGGTGGTGGGCGCGGAGCCCGCGCCGATCGAGGAGCCCTCAGGCCCTGTCCTGATCTGCGAGGGTTGGGCCACCGGCGCGAGCCTGCACATCGCCACGGGCCATACCGTGATTGCGGCGATGGACGCGGGCAACCTGATGCCAGTGGCCGAGGCGCTGCGGGCGCGCTTTCCGGCGGCCGATCTCGTCCTCATCGCCGATAATGACACGAAGCCCGACCGCGACACCAATCCCGGTGTCGAGGCGGCCCGCAAGGCCGCACGCGCGGTCGACGGCCGTCTGGCCGTGCCCGACAGCCCTGGCGACGCCAACGACCTGTTCTGCGCCGTGGGCCCGGACACCGTCGCAGCGCTCGTTGCCGGCGCGGCCCGGATACCGCCGCCACCGCCGACCTATCCCGCGCCGTTTCTCACGCCCGACGAGGCCCGCATGAGCCTTGCCGAGGCCATCGCCAGCTTCATGGCGGCGATCCCGGACTACTGGGCCGCGGTCGAGGCGGCGCAGGAGGAGGCGAAGTCCGCCGACGCTGGTCGCGATCCGCTGGATTTCAAAATCGTGGCGCGGGCCGCGCTGCCGCCGCTCCTTGGCCTTCCGGTCGACGTGGGCCTCGGCAAGACCTCGAGCGCGCGGGCCGCCATCGCGGAACTGATCGCGGCAGGCGGGCTCGGCACGCGCAAGGTCGTCTATGCCGTGCCGCGCCACGATCTCGGCGCCGAGCAGGTCGCGGCCTTCGAGGCGTTGGGGCTCCGCGCCATGCTCTGGAAGGGCCGCACCGCGCCCGATCCCAGCGACGACAACCCAGACCGGCTCATGTGCCTCGACACCGAGGCCACCTTCGACGCGCTCGAGATCGAGCATCCGGTCGAACAGAGCTGCTGCAAGGTCAAGAACGGGGCGGAGCTGCTGCTCTGCCCCTGGTTCCACGATTGCGGCTATCAGCGCCAGAAGCCGTTGGCGCAGGCGGCGCAGATCATCGTCTGCGCCCATGACAGCCTTTTCCACATGAAGCCGCAGGCCATCGGCGAGGTCGGGCTGCTCGTCATCGACGAGGCTTTCTGGCAATCGGGCCTGCGCGGTCTCGACGGCAAGGCGACGCTCACGCAGGACGGGTTGGAGCCCGGCCGCACCTCGGTCACCTGCTACGGGGCCAAGGGCAGGATGGATGTCGGCGCCACGGCCGACCTGATCGCCGCGCGCGAGCGGCTCTGCAAGGCGCTGCGGGTCACGGAGCCTGGTCCGCTGCGCCTCGGGCTGCTGGAGGCGGTCGGTCTCACCCCGGACGACTGCCGACATGCCGCGACGCTCGAACGCCGGCGCATGCGCGACGCGGGCCTGCGCCCCGGCATGTCGCCGCTTGAGCGGCGCAAGCGCATCGAGGCCGTCCTGCCGCCTGCGGGCGAACCCTGGGCCCCCCCGGGCGCTGCGCGACGCTCTGGCTGATCCTTGCCGAGGCGCTGGAGAACGGCCACGATGCGGCCGGCGCGGAACTCGTTCACGAGATGACCGAGGGGGGTTCGGTCCGCGCGCTCCGCCTGCGCTGGCGCAGCCCGATGCGGACCGGCTGGGCGGCCCAGGCGCCGATCCTGCATCTCGACGCGACGCTGCGGCCCGAACTCGTGCAGACCTACCTGCCGCGGATCGACATCGGCACGCCCGTCGCCGCGCGCCAGCCCCATGTCCGCGTCTGCCAGGTGACCGACAGCCCGACCTCGGCCCGCGCGCTGACGCCCTCGGCCGATGCGCCCGAGCGCGAACACAAGGCCGCCGCGACCCGCCTGCGCGACCTCCGCGCGTGGATCGACCTTCGGGCCCGCCAGTGCCATCGCCCCGGCCAGGCCATCGATCTCCTGGTGGTGGGCCAGAAGGCCGCCATCGATGCGCTCAGGTCGGCCGGCCTGCCGCCGCGGGTCGAGGCGGTGCATTTCAACGCGCTGAGCGGGCTCGACCGCTGGGGCGGGATCGGCGCCATGGTCGTGCTCGGCCGCACGCTGCCCGCGCCGCGGACGGTCGAACTGATCGCCACGGCGCTGACCGGCCGCGTGCCTGCGCCCAACCTGCAGGACGCGGGCTGGTGGTATCCGATGATCGAACGCCGTATCCGGCTTACTGGCGACCGGAGCGCCCCGCTCGCGATGGAGGAACACGCCGATCCTGTCGCCGAGGCCGTGCGCTGGAGCATCTGCGAAGGCGAGCTGATCCAGGCGATCGGTCGCGGTCGCGGCGTCAACCGCACCGCCGCCACGCCACTCGAGATCGACCTGCTCACCGACGTGGTCCTGCCCGTCACCGTCGACGCGCTGGTGCCTTGGTCCGATCTCCGCCCGACCCGGCGCGACCTGATGGCGCTCACCGGCATCGTCCTCGAGAACGCCGCCGACATGGCCGCCTGTTTCCCGGAGCTCTGGTCCTCGGCCGCCGCAGCCCGGCAGGATCGGTCGAGGAATGTGACAAACTGCTATTATAGGGATCTCTATAATAGCCAAATGTCACACTCCTCGGCGGAGGTGACCTATCGCCCCGAAGGATCCGGCCATCGCCCCCGGTCCGCCCGCGTCGATCTCTCCCGCATTCCCGATCCGGAAGCCTGGCTCACCAACCGCCTCGGGCCGCTTGCCAGTTTCGAGATGCGGCGAGACCACGTTGCGGACGCTGGCCCGCCCGATCCTGCCTGCGCCGCGCACCTCGACACCCTCACATCCCGCCTGACCGCAAGCATGCAGGCCGTGCGCGCCGCGCGCCGCGCTGCCCTCGATGCGCTGTCGGCCCGGCTGGACGCCGCAAAGCCCGCCGCCCTGCGCCGCGCCCATCACCCCCAACCAGAAGAGGAGACCGAGGCATGAGTTTCGACAGGATGCGCCTCTACGACGCCGGGCGATTTCACGACACGGAGTTGCCCGACTGGTACCATGCGGCCGTGCGCATCAGCGAGACCGAACGCGTGGACTGGCATCGCGCGCTCGAGCGCGTCCTCGACTGCGAATACACGCTGCTGACCGAGGAGGGCCTGCCGGGCGGTGCGCTCGAGATCCGGTTCTGGCCGAGCGAGATCCACGGCATCTTCGTGCTGATCGAGACCCCACTGGCCTTCGTCGAGCAGGTCGTCGTCCCGGACCCGGCCGACTGGCTGCCGTTCCTTTCCCGCCACCTCGCGCCGCTCATAGCGGTCTCCAACCAAAGCGCCATGATCGGGCTGCACGGCAAGATCGGCAACGCCTTCATCGCCTGGGCGCGCCATGGCGAAGGCAGCCATGTCGATCGCGAGACTGGTCTCAGCCGGATCGACCTCGACAACGACCGGGATCGTCGTCGGGCCCAGCAGGCCCGCGCGGCAATGGAAAGAGAGCGGCGGGAGGGGCGTGCATGAAGACGATGCGTTGGCATTCCCACGGTTACGGCGGCCGACGCCGGGATCCCGATCAGGTCAAGCGCGACGGTTGGCACGAACAGAGGCTGCTTGCGGTCCGTATCGACGACCAGCGGCTGACGTGGCCCGAGCGCGAACTGGTCGAGCAGCTGGGCACGAAGATCTATGGCAAGCGGACCGCGGCCAAGGAGGCACGCCATGGCTGATCGCGAATGGACCGCCGACTGCGTGGCCGATCATTTCGAGGAGGCGTTCCGCACCCTCCGCAAGCTGCCGCCGGTGAAGGCGCAGGGCTACTACAACACCTGGCCCGACATCGTGCGGACCAGCCGCGAGATTGCGGCGATGGAGCCGCAGCCGATGCGGGTCTGGCCCTCGGCGGCCGCGATCACCCGGCTCGAGCAGACCTTCGACTGGGTGCTCTGGATCGAGGAGGACGAGCGTAAGCTGGTCTGGTCGCGTGCCGCTCGCGTGCCGTGGAAGCAGATCGGTGGCGAGTTGGGAGTGGATCGTACCACTGCGTGGCGGCGCTGGCAGCTGGCGCTGACGAAGATCGCAGCAAGGCTGAATGCTATGTGACTCCAATGTGTTGCAACACTTTTGTGTTCGACACATGCAACATGTCCGTGCTATCCGAAGGGCATGATGGGGAGAGTGCGTCGGGAGACGGCTCTCCCCATTTCGTTGTCGGAGTCCGCTGGACCCCGACATCCAACGAGAGCCCGGTCGGGGTCCACGCCGAGGCAGTTTGCGGTTCCTTCCGGGCGAAATTCGTATGCTGGCGGGCGAAGCGCGGCATATCGCCAGCGTCAGGGCCGATTTTTTGGGAAGCCACCCCGGCTGGAGTCCACCCCCGGATCGCCTGGTAATGACGCAATAACAAGGACTTGGAAGCTGGACTCCGGGGTGGATACCCTGGACCCCGGAATCCGGTCGGAGTCCAGCTGCGGGGTCCGGCCGGAAGCCACCTGCGGACTCCACCGCGCCGCTCCGCCCGAACCGGCGCATGCTGACCAACCTTTCGAACAGGATCGCACTCATGACCCTCGCCTTCGCCCCCGAGCGGATCGAGCACTGGCCGCTTGCGCGCCTGCAGCCCTATGCCAGGAACGCGAAGCTGCACGGGCCCGAGCAGGTCGCGAAGATCGCCGCCAGCATGGCCGAGTTCGGCTGGACCGTGCCTTGCCTCGTGGCTGAGGACGGCGAGTTGATCGCAGGCCATGGCCGGGTGTTGGCCGCGACGCAGCTGGGGCTGGCCGAAGCGCCGGTCATCGTGCTCGGGCACCTGACCGAGGCGCAGCGGCGGGCGTATCGGATCGCGGACAACCGGCTGGCTGAAAGTCCGTGGGACGAAGCTCTGCTTGCCGAGGAACTCCAGAACCTCTTGGCCGAGGATTTCGACCTGTCGCTGGTCGGCTTCTCCGATGGCGAATTGGACAAGCTGCTGGCCTTCGTGCCGGAGGGAGACGGGGACGAAGGTAGCGCCGGGGGCTCCGTGCCGCCGGTGACCATCCCCGAACCGCCGCGCAACCCGGCGTCGCGGACGGGTGATCTGTGGATCCTCGGCGACCACCGTCTGCTTTGCGGCGACAGCACAAGCGCCACTGATGTGCGCCGCCTGATGAACGGCGAACGGGCGATCCTGTTCGCGACCGACCCGCCGTATCTCGTCGATTACGATGGCTCGAACCATCCGACCCGGAACAAGGACTGGTCGGCGTCCTATGGCACGACCTGGGATGACAGTTCGCAGGGCGCGGAGCTCTACGACGGCTTCATCGCCGCCGCTGTTGCCGAGGCCATCACCGAGGACGCCGCCTGGTACTGCTGGCACGCGTCCCGCCGCCAGGCGATGCTCGAAGCCTGCTGGGAGAAAGCGGGCGCCTTCGTCCATCAGCAGATCATCTGGGTGAAGGACCGCGGCGTCCTGACCCGCTCCCACTATCTCTGGAAGCACGAGCCCTGTTTCATGGGCTGGCGCCGACCGAACCGTCCGCCGAAGGTGGCGGAGGAGACGCTGCCCTCGACCTGGGAGATGCCGTCCTTCGCCAAGGACGACCGGCCCGACCACCCGACTCCGAAGCCGCTCGACGCCTTCGGGATCCCGATGCGCCAGCACGTCGCCCGCGGAGGGCTGTGCTACGAGCCGTTCTCGGGCTCCGGTTCGCAGATCATGGCGGGCGAGGCTAATGGTCGCCGGGTCTTCGCGATGGAGATCAGCCCCGCCTATGTCGACGTCGCCGTCGAGCGCTGGCAGGCCGAGACCGGCCGCGACGCGATCCTTGACGGCGACGGTCGGACCTTCGCGCAGGTGAGGACCGAGCGGCTGGGGGATACCCCGGCCGCGTCTGAAACCGAACCCGAAATCGCCGCGTGACATGCATGACCTGGCTTTACCTTCCTCCGGATGCGCTTCCGGGGCCGGAGACGCATGCCTCTTCGGCCTCTCCCTCTGCTCTGGCGCAGGCGGGCTCGACCTCGGGCTCGCCATCGCCATCCCCGGATATCGTGCTGTGGGCCATGTCGAACGGGAAACCTACGCCGCGGCCATCCTCGTGGCGCGGATGGAAGACGCGTCCCTGGATCAGGCTGTTGTCTGGGACGACGTTGGAACCTTCGACGGCCGCCCGTGGCGCGGCGCGGTGGACATCGTCACTGCGGGCTATCCGTGCCAGCCGTTCTCCGTCGCAGGCAAGCGCCGGGGTGCCGACGACCCGCGCCACCTCTGGCCACATGTCGCCCGCATCATCGACGAGGTCCGGCCGCCCTTCGTCTTCCTTGAGAACGTCGCCCATCATCTCCGCCTCGGCTTCCCCGAAGTCGCCAGCGGACTGGTCGGCATGGGCTACCGCCTTGCGGCAGGCCTCTTCACGGCGGCGGAAGTCGGCGCACCGCACAAGCGCGAGCGGCTCTTTATCCTCGCCGTCCGCGAGGGAGACCACCTGGCCGACCCCGCGCGCCTGCTCTGGCACCCGGTCGAGTGGCGGGAACCGGACGGAACTGCTGCGGCTCTGGCCGACGCCGAGGGCCAGCGGCAACGAGAACCGGCAGACCAAGCCGACGCCCTCGCAGACAGCAGGCCAGCACGGCATGAACCTGGCGACGACGGCAGCGTTGTGGCCGACGCCGATGGCGGACGACGGATGCAAGCCGAGCGCGCGCAACCGCCGGTCGGCCGACCTGACCCATGCGGCGGGGATGTGGATGACGCCGACGGCTCGAGACCACAAGGATGGCGCGACGAGCCTTGCGAACACGCCGGTGAACGGCCTGCTTGGCCGCCAGGTCCTGGTGACGCCGATGGCTGGGAGCGATACCTGCGATGTGCGCCGGACCTTGAACCCGCTGTTCGTCGAAGCGCTGATGGGCTGGCCCGCCGGGTGGACCGGCTTCGGCTCTGTGGCAATGGCCCTCGCGGGTTCACTCGAACCCGTGGCGTTCACCCGCTCGATCCCCCTGGTTGCGGCGCATGCGCTGCGAACTCTGGCGGCTGAACTGCTGGCTGATGGATGAGGTGGCGGCATGAAGCAATCGCGCGCCATGTCGCTGGTCGAATCCGTCGCCAACGTGATCGTCGGCTACGGCGTCGCGGTCGTCACGCAGATCCTGATCTTCCCGGTCTTCGGGCTGCACACGACGCTGGCGCAGAACCTGAAGATGGGCGCGGTGTTCACCGTGGTGAGCATCGCACGATCCTTCGCCCTGCGGCGGGTGTTCGAGGCGATCCGGATGCGGAGCGCCAAATGATCGACCGCCGCCCCGGCGGGACGGCGGCCATCGACTTGTTGGGGTCTGCTGCCTCAGGCGGCGGGGAGCTTGTACACGCGCCCCCGGTTCTCGACCTTCTCCGAGGTCACCTCGAGCCCGAGTTTCTTCTTCAGCGCCCCGGCCATCGCGCCGCGCACCGTGTGCGACTGCCAGCCCGTCGCAGCCATGACCTCCTCGATGGTCGCGCCGTCCGGCGCGCGCAGCATGGCGATCAGCGTGGCCTGCTTGGTGCCCTCGCGCGGCGTGCGCGCCTTGGGCGCAGCCTCTGGTTCGGTGGGGGGTACCGGCGCGGGCTCGTCGGTCGGCGCGTCCGTCGCGCCCGCAGGCGCGCGGTTCGCGTCCTCGGGCTCGATGCCGATGGCGGCGAGCCCTGCATCGGTGGCGACCAGCGTGGTGCCGTGGCCATCGCCGGTCTGGCGCCACACGGGTTCGCCCTTGCGCAGGTTGGCATCGACCTCCTGAAGGAGGCCCTTGGCCAGCATAGCGCCGACCACCTTGGCGGCGGCTCCGCCGCGCAGGCTTTCGGGCAGCGGCAGGGCGATGCGCTCGGGCCGCTGGGCGGCGGCGCTCAAGATCAGGGCTTGGGTGTCGGAAAGCTGGGTCATGGTTCATCCCTCCATTGCGGCGCGGCCGAAGCCGAGGATCGGAAGGATGAAGGCTGCGTCCTCGGGGTCGCGATCCGGCGCTTTCAGCCAGTGTGCCATGGCGGCTTGGCCGGTGGCAACGTCAGGGAACTGACCAAGCCAGCCGATCTCTCCGCCACGGTCGGTGAGCACGAGGCAGGGTTGGGAGTGCAAAAGTGTCATGGGGGTCGTCTCCGTCGTCAGGCCGCGACCATCGCGTCCCTTCTACGACCCCGAGCCCGCGGTCTGCGCGGGTTCCAGGCACCGCCGGGGGTGAGTTGCATCGTCCTGTCGAGGCACAGCTTCGCTCTGTCGTTGGCACACATCAACGCGGACAAGCAGATGATCCTGATCTATTTTCCGGATGTGCGATGCGGGGCATGAGCGAGCGCCAATACGCCGCGCATGTCGGCCTGTCGCGGGGCGCGATCCAGAAGGCGAAGACGGCCGAGCGATTGGTCCTGTTCCCCGACGGTTCCATCGACGCGGAGGCCTCGGATGCGCGCCGGGCCGAGATGACAGACCCGTCGAAGGTGCGGGGCGAGCGGAGCGCGGGCACGGAAGACAGGCGCGCGCATTCGCGTGTCATCAAGCCACCGGCGCCGATCATGAAGCCGGTCCCCGAGGCGGCCGTCACGGCGGTCGGCGACACCTTGCGCGAACAGGGTCTCGCGGCCCCCGTGGCCAGCGGGGCCATGACGTTCCTGCAGGCGAAGACGGCAAACGAGGTGCTGAAGGCGCAGGAGCGTCGCATCCGGCTCCAGAAGCTGAAGGGGGAACTGATCGAGCGGGCCCGCGCCCTGTCGCTTGTGTTCCGCCTGGCGCGGGAAGTTCGGGATGCATGGGTGAACTGGCCTGCGCGCTCGTCTGCGCTGATGGCGGCCGATCTGGGCGTCGAGCCAGCCGCGATGCAGAAGGTCCTTGAGAAACATGTACGCGCCCACCTCGACGAACTTGCCGAGGTCCGGCCCGACTTCCGGTGATGAGGACCGGTTTCGCGCCAGCGAAACGCAAGGGTCCAGTGGACCCTTGCGAGGGACGAATGCCCGGAGCGCAAGCGCAGGGCCGGACGATGGCCTGACAGCTTTCGACGGCGCGGCAGAAATCCTGCGCACCTGGGGCGCGGGGCTGACGCCAGACCCGGATCTGACGGTCTCGCAATGGGCGGACCGGCACCGGATGCTGTCGGGCCGCGCCTCGGCCGAGCCCGGGCGGTATCGCACGGCACGCACGCCCTACATGCGCGAGATCATGGACCGGCTGTCGCCCGGCGACGTGATGCAGCGCATCGTGTTCATGAAGGCCGCGCAGGTCGGTGCGACCGAGGCGGGCAACAACTGGATCGGGTTCGCGATCCACCAGGCGCCGGGCCCTATGCTGGCGGTCCAGCCGACGGTCGAACTGGCCAAGCGCAACTCGCGCCAGCGGATCGACCCGCTGATCGACGAGAGCCCGGAGCTGCGGGAGCGGGTCAAACCTGCCCGGTCGCGGGACGCGGGCAACACGATGCTGTCGAAGGAATTCGCGGGCGGCATCCTGATAATGACCGGCGCCAACTCGGCGGTCGGGCTGCGCTCGACCCCGGCGCGTTACATCTTCCTCGACGAGGTCGACGCCTATCCGGCGTCCGCTGACGAGGAAGGCGATCCGGTTACGCTGGCCGAAGCTCGGTCGCTGACCTTCGCGCACCGGCGCAAGGTGTTCCTGGTCTCGACGCCCACCATCCGGGGGCTGAGCCGGATCGAACGGGAATACGAGGCCAGCGATCAGCGCCGGTTCTTCGTGCCGTGCCCGCATTGCGGCACGATGCAATGGCTGAAGTTCGACCGGCTGCGCTGGGACAAGGGAAGGCCGGAGACCGCCGCCTACCATTGCGAGGGCTGCGAGACGCCCATCGCAGAGCACCACAAGACGGCGATGCTGGAGGGCGGCGAATGGCGGGCGACCGCCACGGCCGCCGATCCGACCACGGTCGGGTATCACCTCTCGGCGCTCTACTCGCCGATCGGCTGGCTGAGCTGGGAGCGGATCGTGCGGGCATGGGACGCGGCGCAGGGCTCGGACGAGGCGATCAAGGCGTTCCGCAACACCATCCTCGGCGAGACCTGGGTCGAGACGGGAGAAGCCCCCGACTGGCAGCGGCTTTACGATCGCCGCGAGCGCTGGACCTCCGGCACGGTGCCCGCTGGCGGGCTGTTCCTGACCGCCGGTGCCGACGTCCAGAAGGACCGGATCGAGGTCGATGTCTGGGCCTGGGGCCGCGGGCTGGAAAGCTGGCTCGTCGATCATGTCGTGATCGAGGGCGGACCCGAACGGCATGATGCCTGGTCGGAACTGACGGCGCTGCTGGACCGGTCCTGGCCCCACGAACGCGGCGCGCATCTGCGGATCGCGCGGCTGGCCATCGACACCGGCTACGAGGCCCCGGCGGTCTATTCCTGGTCGCGGGCGCAAGGCTTCGCGCAGGTGTCGCCGGTCAAGGGCGTCGAGGGGTTCAATCGCTCGAGCCCGGTCTCGGGGCCCACGTTTGTCGATGCGACCGAGGGTGGCAAACGCCTGCGGCGCGGGGCGCGGCTCTGGACCGTGGCGGTCTCGACCTTCAAGGCCGAGACCTACCGCTTCCTGCGGCTAGAGAGGCCCACGACCGAGGAACGCGCAGAGGGCGCGGCTTTCCCGCCCGGCTCGGTGCATCTGCCGCATTGGGTCGAGAACGAATGGCTGAAGCAGTTCGTCGCCGAGCAGCTGGTGACGGTGCGAACGAAGCGCGGCTTCGCCCGGCTGGAATGGCAGAAGCTGCGCGAGCGTAACGAGGCGCTGGACTGCCGGGTCTACGCGCGCGCCGCCGCCTGGATCGCAGGCGCGGACCGCTGGTCTGAGGCGAAATGGCGCGACCTCGAGGATCAGCTCGGGGCCGCCCCCACCGACACCGATCCCGCCGGGCAGATCAACCGGCCGGGACAGGCCCCGCAGGGCAAGCGCCGCTCCGACTGGCTCGGGCGGCGCGGAGGATGGTTCTGAGTGAGGACCGGTCCGCGCAGCGGATGCGAGGCTCCAGTGGAGCCTCGTGAGGGAACGAACGCACTGAGCGGGAGCGAAGGGCATGCACTGGACGGAAACCGAACTCTCGGCGCTGCGCCGGGCCTATGCCAGCGGCACGACCCGCGTCAGCTATGACGGCAAGTCGGTGGACTACGGCTCGGCCGAAGATCTGCTCGCCCGCATCCGCACCATCGAGCGCGCCATCGCGGGGACCACGCGTCCGCTGCCGGTCGCGGGGCTCGCGGGCTTCTCGCGCGGGGATCGCTGATGTCGGCGACCTGGTTCGACCACGCCATCGCATCGGTGGCGCCGCGCATGGCGGCCCGCCGTGTGCTGGCGCGGCAGGCATTCGAGACCCTGACACGGGGCTATGACGGGGCGGCAAAAGGGCGACGGACGGACGGCTGGCGGGCGCCGGGATCCTCGGCCGACACCGAGATCGGTGTGGCCGGGGCGCTCTTGCGCGACCGGATGCGCGATCTGGTGCGTAACAACCCGCACGCGGCGAAGGCTGTCGCGGTGCTGGTCAACAACATCATCGGCGCGGGCATCATGCCGCGCGCCGCCAGCGGCGACGACAAGCTCGACCGGAGGGTCGATGCGCTCTTCGAACGCTGGACGGCGGACTGCGACGCCGACGGTCAGCTCGACTTCTACGGCCTGCAGACGCTGATCTGCCGCGAGATGGTCGAGGCGGGCGAGGTCCTGGTGCGCCGCAGACTGCGGCGGGCGAGCGACGGCCTGCCGGTGCCGCTGCAGCTGCAGGTGCTGGAGGCCGACTTCCTCGACGCCACGAAATCCGGCGCCATCGGGGCGGGACGCCTCGTTCAGGGGATCGAGTTCGACCCGGTCGGCAAGCGCCGGGCCTATTGGCTGCACGCGGAGCATCCGGGCGACGCCTACGGGGCCTTGCAGAACGGGTTGCAGAGCCGCCCGGTCCCGGCGACCGAGATCGCCCATGTCTACGAGAAGCAGCGCACGCAGGCGCGCGGCGTTCCCTGGGGCGCGCCGGTGATCCGCAGCTTGCGCGATCTCGACGACTACGAGGTCGCCGAACTGGTCCGGAAGAAGACCGAGGCCTGCGTCACCGCCATCGTATTCGGCGATGATGAATCCCATCAGGGCATCGCGCCCTCCGTGGTCGATGCGGATGGCAACCGGGTGGAGCAGTTCGAGCCCGGGCTGATCGCCTATGCGCGCGGCGGCAAGGACATCCGGTTCAACCAGCCTTCGGCGACGGGCGGCTACGGCGAATACAAGCGCGCGAGCCTGCACACGATCTCGGCCGGGTTCCGGGTGCCCTACGAGTTGCTGACCGGGGACCTGTCCTTGGTCAACTATTCCTCCATCCGGGCGGGGCTCGTCGAGTTCCGGCGCATGATCGACGCCGTGCAGTGGCAGTTGTTCATCCCGATGCTCTGCGCCCCCGTCTGGCGCTGGTTCACGGAAGCCGCATGGGCAGCGGGGCAGATCCCGACGCCGGATGTGCCGGTGGAATGGTCGCCGCCGAAGTTCGATGCCGTCGATCCCTACAAGGACGCGATGGCCGATCTGCTGGCGATCCGGACCGGCACCATGACGCTGGCGCAGGCCATCGCCCGACAGGGCCACAACCCGGACGCCGTGCTGGCCGAGATCGCCGCGACCAACGCCAAGCTCGACGGCCTCGGCCTCGTGCTCGACAGCGATCCGCGCCGCGTCACCAAGACCGGCAGCGCGCAGGCGGGCGACGCGACCAGTGACCCGGCCACACCCGCATCCGAACCAGAGAAGGAATAGGGCAATGCCCGACACGATCACGGCGGCCCCGGTCGCCCTGCCGATGCAGCTGCGGCGCGCACCCATCCTGCCCGCCACCGTCAATACCGAGGCCCGCTCCGTCGACGTCGTCTTTACCACCGGCGCGGCCGTCCGGCGGCGACGGTGGACCGGCTGGGACACATCCGTGCCCTTCGACGAAATCCTCGAAGTCAGCGACAAGGCGGTGGACCTGACGCGCCTCAATGCCGGCGCCCCGGCGCTCGACAGCCATTCCGTCTGGTCCTCGCATTCGCAAGTGGGCGTGGTCGAACGCGCCTGGATCGAGGGCAAGGAAGGCAAGGCCACCATCCGTTTCCCCCGCGAGGGGCTCGACCAGGCCGCCGACCGCATGTTCGGCCTGATCAGCGACGGGATCATCCGCAACGTCTCGGTCGGCTATTCCATCGAGCGTGTGAAGGTGGTCGAGCCCGCCGCCAAGGGCGAGGTCGAGCAGCGCATCGTCGAGCGCTGGACCCCGCTCGAGGTCAGCTTCGTGACCGTTCCCGCCGATCCTCGCGCGCAGGTCCGCGCGGCCGATCAGGCCAGCTATCCCGTCGAGATCGTCGACAGCCGCATGCAAAAGGAGGCATCCATGCCTGAGAGCACGACCACCGTGGCCGGGGATGTCCCCGCCAGCCATGAGACCCGCCAGCAGCCCGTCGCGGCCCCGGCACACCCCGAACCGACGACCGCGCGCATGCAGGAACCTGCTCCGGCACCCGATACCGAGGCCATCGCGACCCGCGCCCGCGAGGCCGAGCGCGACCGTGTGTCCACGATCTATGATCTGACCGGTCGCCTGAACCTCGAGCGCAGCTTCGCCGAGGATCTGGTCAAGCGCGGCGTCAGCGTGGACGAGTCTCGCCGCCTCATCCTCGACCAGTTGGCGGCGAAGTCGGACGAGACCCGGACCTTCCCGCATATCTCGGTCCCCCTCGGCGGCCGCGACGAGCGGATCACCCGCCGCGACGCCGTGGCCAATGCGCTGCTGCACCGCTACAGCCCGACGCTGTTCCCGCTCGAGGATGCCGCGCGCCAGTACCGCGGCATGACCCTGCTGGAACTGGCCCGCGAAAGCCTCGGCAATGCCGGTGTCAACACGCGTGGCCTGTCGCGTGACGAGGTGGCGACGCGCGCGCTGCACTCGACCTCGGACTTCCCCGAGATCCTCTCAGCCGTCACCAACAAGACGCTGCGGCAGGCCTATGATGCCTATCCTCGCACCTTCGCGCTCTTCTGCCGCCAGGTGCTGGCCACCGACTTCAAGTCCATGCACCGCGTCCAGCTGGGCGAGGCGCCGCAGCTTCTGGAAGTGGGCGAAAGCGGCGAGTTCAAGCGCGGGACGCTGGGCGAGAGCAAGGAGAGCTACAAGGTCAAGACCTATGGCCGGGTCGTCGCCATCACCCGGCAGGTGCTGATCAACGACGATCTCGATGCCTTCACCCGGATCCCCGCCATATACGGCAACTCCATCGCGCAGCTGGAAAGCGACGTGGTCTGGGGCATCATCACCGCCAACCCGGCGATGGCCGATGGCAATGCGCTGTTCCACGCCACCCACAAGAACCTTGCCGCGACTGGCGCTGCACTGGATGTGGCGAGCGTCGGCGCGGCCCGGGCAGCGATGGCTCTGCAGACCGGCCTCGACAAGAAGACGGTGCTGAACATCCGCCCCGCCTTCCTGATCGTGCCCGCGGCGCTAGAACTGAAGGCCGAGCAGCTGGTGGCCCAGAACCTCGTCCCGGCCGACAGCGCCAAGGTGGTGCCGCAATCGATCCGCACCCTTTCGCCGATCAGCGAACCGCGCCTCGACGCCGCCAGCGCCACCGCCTGGTATCTGGCCGCGAGCCCGAACCAGATCGACACCATCGAATACGCCTATCTCGAAGGCCAGCAGGGTGCCTACATCGAGACGCGCAACGGCTTCGACGTCGACGGGGTCGAGATCAAGTGCCGCCTCGACTTCGGCGCCAAGGCCATCGACTGGCGCGGCCTCTATAAAAATCCCGGGGCGTAGGTCGGGCTGGCTCCCATGACGATCGATGATCGAGAGGGCGCGGTGCCGATCCCCGGTTTCGTCGGCTACCATATCAACCGGGTCGGTCAGGTCTGGAGCGCGCATCGCAAGGGCAGAGTCCCGAGCGGTGCGCGCTCGCCTTGGCTGGATCGCCTCGAGTGGACGCTGCGCCAGCCGTGGCGCGACCCCGAAGGGTATCTGCACCACACGCTGGTCCGCGACCAAGCTGGAACTCGCCAGCGGATCGCCCTGCACATTCTGGTCGCGACCACGTTCCTGGGGCCGCGACCGGAGGGGTTGGTCATCGCCCATCTCGACGGCGACAAGGCCAACAACCGGGTCGGAAACCTCGCCTATGTCACGCAGCGTGAGAACGTCGAGCATAAGCGCGACCACGGCACGATGCCCTGCGGAGACCGCTCACATCTCTCGCGCCTGACCGATCACCAATGCAGCCGAATGCTCGACTGTCTTGGTGCAGGCTTCTCCCGCCGCGAGGTTGCCGGGGCGTTCGGGGTCACCGTCTCACACGTCGCGGCCCTGAAGACCGGCCGCATCCGCAAACACCTGACCAACCAGCGCGTCTGAAAAAGGATCACCCCATGAAAAACTTCGTCCAGCCCGGCAACACCATCACCCTGACCTCACCATATGCTGTCGCCTCCGGCGATGGCCTGCTCGTCGGATCCATCTTCGGCGTGGCCGCGGGCACTGCCGCCCTCGGCGAAACCGTTGAGGCCGCGCTCACCGGCGTCTACGACCTGAAGAAGGTCGCGTCGCAAGCCTGGGCTGCAGGCGACAAGGTCTATTGGGACAACACCGCCAGGGAAGCGACCAAGACCAGCACCTCGAACACCCTGATCGGCGTGGCCGTGGTCGCGGTGGCGGGCGGCGCGGGCGATGTGGTCGGCCGGGTGCGACTGAACGGGGCGTTCTGATGAGCGCCTTCGCCGCCGCCGTCGGCGCGCTTTTCGCAGATCCGAACATCGGGCGGGACGCGGTCTACATCGCCGAGGGCGGCGCGCCGGTCCTGGTGCGCATCGTCGCCCGGCGTGCCGATGCGGTCACCGACTTCGGGGACGCGCGCCTCTGGTCCGAGACCACCCGGATCGACCTGCGCGTCGCCGAGGTTCCAGCCCCACGCCCTGGCGACCGGATCGACATCGACGGCGACGCCTTCCTCATCCAGGGCGAGCCCGTCCGCGACCGCGAGCGGCTGGTCTGGACCGTCGACCTGCGCCCGGCATGACCGCGATGAAGCTGAAGCTCGACATTGATCCCGACATCGTCGCGATGATGGCGGCCGAGGTCGCGGCAGGCGAACGCGCCGTCACCGCCGCCATGCGCGTGGCAGGCGCGGGCCTCAAATCCGCCTGGCGCGGCCAGATCATCGGCGCGGGGCTCGGCACCCGGCTTGGCAACTCGATCCGGCTGGCCACCTATCCCAAGGGCTGCGAGAGTTTGAACGCAGCGGCGCTGGTCTGGTCGAACGCCCCGGTGATCGTCGGCGCGCATGACACAGGGCCGCTGATCCGGTCGCGGAACGGATTTTGGCTCGCGATCCCCACCCCGGCTGCGGGCAAATCCACTCGCGGCGGTCGGATCACCCCCGGCGAATGGGAACGCCGGACCGGCCTCCGGTTGCGATTCATCTACCGGCGCCGCGGGCCGAGCCTTCTGGTGGCCGAAGGGCGGCTGAACACGAAGGGCCGAGCCGTGGCATCGCGATCAAAGACCGGCCGTGGCCTCGTGACCGCACCGATCTTCCTGCTGGTGCCGCAGGTCAAACTGCCGAAGCGGCTGGATCTGGCGCGGGATGCGGAGCGAGCGCGTGACGCGGTGCCGGGGCTGATCGTGGCAAACTGGGTGGAGGGACGAGTTGACTAACATTTTGTGAAACCTTGACCCGCCATTCAGGACCTTGAAAAACCGTAACACTATGCACATTTCCTACAATCCAACGGTGCAGCGGGGTGGTCAAAAAATGTTCGTATATGCTATATCTCCCATTGATTTCGGCTGGGAGCATTGCCCAACCGTATCTGAATTTGCGGGTCAGATCGCACGTCTTGAATTTGACAACATGGGCTACGGTTCAAGGGGTGACTTTGACGAGTTCGTGAAAAGCTTCGAGAAGGCCAAGGAACTCGCACTTGCGAAAGGATGGGAGGGCGACATTCGCGGTGAAGCTCATGTTTTCCAGGTGCCGGTCGAAGGCTCCTTTGCTTACGGATTTGCTTGGAAACAAGACAATAATGGCGACACTTTCGTGATTTCACCTGTCGAGTTACCGCACCTAAAGAGCCTCGAGTTCTGACCGGCTCATCGTCCACGCTGAGCAATTCGGCTAACGAACCCGCTTGGAATTGTCCAAGCGGGCTTTTTTTTAGGCGTCTACTTCATGCCCAGCCTTCGCGAAACCATCCTCGCCGCGCTGCACGCGCGGCTCTCGGCGATGCCCGCCACCGCGCTCCGCGGCGACGTGCTGCCCGAGCGCGTGCCGGCCGATGGCCTGCTGATCCTGCGCGAAGGCGAGCCGGGGGAGCCGGAGGTGACGCTGTCGCCGCTGCGCTACCACTATCAGCACCGGGCGGAGATAGAGGCGGTGGTGCAAGGCACTGGTCGCGACGCAGCGTTCGACGCCCTCTGCGCCGGCATCGGCACGGCGATTGCCGCTGACCGCACGCTGGGCGGGCTGTGCGACTGGATCGAGGCGGAAGCGCCTCGACCGGTCGACCTGCCCGTCGAGGGTGCTGCCAGCCTGAAGGCGGCGGTGATCACCGTCATCTTGCACTATTCCACGGCCGATCCGCTCTACTGACCCCACTAACGACAGGAGAACACGATGGCACGAGCCCACGGTGCGCGGGCGCAGATGGCGCTTGCGTTCGAGACCGTATACGGCACCGCGCCTGCCTCGGGCTACCGCCTGGTGCCTTTCGCCAGCACCACGCTCGGCTCGGAGCAGCCTCTGCTGAACAGCGAGCTGCTGGGCTACGGCCGCGATCCGCTGGTGCCGATCAAGGACGCGGTCACGGTCGACGGCGATGTGGTGGTGCCGATCGATGTCGAGAACTTCGGTCTCTGGCTGAAGGCGGCCTTCGGTGCGCCCACGACCACCGGGACCACGCCAAAGACCCACACCTTTCAGTCTGGCAACTGGACGCTGCCGAGCATGGCCATCGAGACGGCGATGCCCGAGGTGCCGCGCTATGCGATGTACACCGGCTGCGTCTGCGATCAGCTGTCGTGGCAGATGGCGCGGTCGGGGCTGCTGACCGCCACCGCCCGACTGGTGGCGCAGGGCGAGAGTGTTGCTGCCACCACCGCGGCAGGAACCCCGACCGCGCTGGGCCTGCAACGCTTCGGCCATTTCAACGGGGCGATCACGCGCAACGGCTCGCCGCTTGGCAACGTGATCTCAGCCGAAGTGACCTACTCGAACGGCCTCGACCGGATCGAGACCATCCGCGCGGACGGGCGTATCGAGGGGGCCGACCCCGGCATGGCGTCGCTGACCGGAAGGATCGAGGTGCGCTTCGCGGACACGACGCTGGTGACGCAGGCCATCGACGGCGATCCCTGCGAGCTGGAATTCGCCTGGAGCCTCGGGGCCGACGCCAGCTTCACCTTCACCGCGCATGCGGTCTACCTGCCGCGCCCCCGGATCGAGATTTCGGGGCCGCAGGGCATCCAGGCCACCTTCGACTGGCAGGCGGCTAGGGCCACCAGCCCCGCCCGCATGTGCACCGTCGTGCTCGTCAACACCGTTGCGAGCTACTGAGAAAGCC